TGGTGAAGTAAGAGCTTTTGTTCCAGTAAAAATATTTTTTGTCCCAGCAGGAGACTCTGTTAAAACAGCCTGCCCCGAATAACAAATCTTATTTGCGATACTCCCCAAAGCCACTGAAGTAAGTAGAATTTTCGGTGTTATTACTATAGGTAAACCCTGCTCATCTGTAAACTGACCAAATAATGCCATACATGATGCAAGTGAAGTTTCATCTGCAAGTGCTGTCCCATGTAGATTATTTAATGTTCCAGATGAGTAAGGATCATTTGAAGTACTACTATAAAGTTCTGTTGCTGTACCTGCTGGTCTCCATGCTGCTAATACACCAGATTCAGTCAATTCAATAACTGCATTCATGATAGTTTTTTCTCTATCAGATTTAGCAGACTCTCCAATCTGTTGAGCTCTCATTAACATCTGCCCTGTCTGGTCGAATCTTACCATCTCTTCTGTAAGAGAAATAATACGACCTTTTTTGGTATTTTTAATTTTGTGGTATTTCTCAGTGATTGAGCCCTCTTCGTAATCAATACCTTCAAAGACCTCTTTCATCTGATTATCAGCTCCAAAGCCAACAATTGTTTCATCGCTTACAGATGATTTTACAACTGTCACAAGCTGATCACCAACTCCGTATTCCAGATCATAAGCTTCCTGGACTTTTTTACTTATCAATGCACCGGTAATCTTTGGAAAAGCGGAGGAAGCCATTGCTTCTGAAAAGTCTGCTTCTCCAACAATGCGATTACCCAATAGATGATCCTGCCTAAGTGAGGGCTCATCCATTGCCTGCCATAGGGCTTTTAAGGAAAGCTCATCTGTTTTGATTTTTCCCTCATTGATGTTATTAACCATTGCGATGGCGAACCGTTTTTCTCCGCCATTTTTATATAAAGATCTCATGCTATTTCTGTTCATTTTTTACCTCCTAGCTCCCTGTTATATCTTTCTGGAGTGCACCAGCTAAGAATTGAACGAGTACACTGGTCCCTGCAGTGTCAAGATCTTCCGCACAAACAGCCACAACATTAGTTGCCGAATCAAATGCACTGGTGCTGGTATATTTAATCAATGTCTGAGCACCATCTATAGTATACTGCTGACCATATATTTGAGTTGCACTTGCTACTATCATTTCAAAAACTGTTCCATGCCCAATTTCCAGCATTCTAATTTCTGTTGCTGTTAAGTCTGTTGCTGGAGATGCATCCATTGCAATTCCTACGAGATCATCATGATCACTTGACAATGCTGCAGCGCTAACTCTTCCAGATCCATAAGCAATTTGTAGCATGTCTCCCTGTTCGATTGCCACTGTTCCAGTTTTTTTCACTTTTCTGGAGATCTGTGGTCCTCTTCTGTATCGGTATTTATTAGCCATGACTTATACCTCCCACTCATTTGCTGCTGCTATGATTGCTTTATCATAGTCTTCATCACTCAGGGTCTCATCATTAGACTCATCAATATCTGTATGGTCGCCCATCCCGGATACGACTTTCTTTCCAGGTTTTGTTAACGTCTTTCTGTCTTCAATAAGAGCCTTCATAGCATCCTCATCTTTTGCTTCAGAAAGTGTATCTCTGAAAATCGGAGTAACAAGAGCTTCATCAATTTTACTTTCTTTCAAAAGTTTATCAACGGTCTCTTTCTTTTTTGCAGCTGCTTCAATAACTTCAAACTCATCAACTTTCAGTCCCAGAGCTTTTTTACTTTCAGTCAATTCAGCAATCTGCTTTTTCAAACTATCAACTTCATCTTTGCTTGATAGATTGTCCTGAACTTTCTTTTCAATAGCCTCTATCATATCAGGCCGACTTTCAAGGAGTTCATTTAATGTAAGATCTTTTAAATCCATACTTTCCTCTTCATCATTTGAATTTCCAGATTCAAACATATTATTGGTTGAGCCTGGTTCTGTGACAAGGTCTGCACTGTGCAGAGCCTTGAGGGAATATGCTTCTGCTATTCCCGTTTCTTTATCATAACTCATTTCCCCATTCGCCACGATTGACAAACCTATCTTGTCTGCCATTTCACCAACGAGTGACTCTACAATGGGAGCCTGATGTGGTAAATATTTTATATCGGCTCGCGGAACTCCATTATCCATTCTGCCATTTTCATAAAATCCAAGTATATCATTTACATCACGAACGCCATGATGCTTATCCAATTCCTCCATACTCACATGGTTCATATAAACTTTTTTACCACTAATATTCTTAGCAACAGCCTTCAAAAAAGATTCTGAAAAACGGGTGCCCTTACTCCCAGGGAAATATCTATTTACAGATGTAGAATTTAATATAATAACCCCTGGAATAATACGGTTTTCAGTGTCAACTACACTCTCTTTAAATTGCCCTGAAATAAATGATTCTGAAATTTGCATAGTTTTCATTTCTGTACCCTTCCTGCTTTCGCTATATTTCCCAATGCTGAATTCTTTGAGTAGTTTAATAATTTTGCTTTTAATTTCTTTAGGGATTATAGAAGGCATCCGTTCTTTTGAACCCCCCATTGCCTGATCAATAGCTTTGAGTGCATTCAAATTTACTGCTCCGGCTCTCCGATACAACTTTGTGCCTGGATCAATCCCTCCAGCACCTTCACGATAAGGGAGATGCCATTTTCTTCTGTCTTCTTTATCTTCAATCCAGAGGAAACTTTGAGATGGTAATTGTAATTTATTAACTAAAGACCAGTTATTATTGCTGGTGTCCTGTTCTAAAATTCGTTCAACTTCTGCACTAAGCTGAAGGGCATAAAAAGCATTTGCTGTTGCCCTATCCATTTATTACCAGAATTTCTTCAAACGTTTATTTTTCATAACCTCAATTCTATCTCCATAAGCAACTGTTACTCCGTTTTCTATTACGGGCTGCCCGTATGTTGCAACTATGTAAGCAACCACTTTTTTATGCCACTGATTGATAGCCACATGTCTTTTTTCTTTTAATTCCTTGCCCTTACTATTTATATCGGCAATTTTTTTTCTTCGTTGCTCTTGCACCTCATTTGTCTTACCTGGGATAGTAGTTTCTATATAAGCATACTGTGACCCTACCACTTTCATTTCATGCACAATACCATCAAATCTATTTGATAATGTTGCTGCAATATCTATTGTAAATACCCCAAAACTCATGCTTAATTGCTCTTCAATAATTGTGATCTCTGCCTGTTTCAATCCTGCAACTGATTTCTTTACCTCTGCCATTTTCTTTCTCCTATTCCTAATTTATTCCTACTATTTTATATTGTCAACAACCAAAGCCTCTTCACGAGCTACGATTGTAATATAACATTGGCAATTTGGGTGGGAAATTGGGACCGCACTTGGTGGATATACTCCAGTCCCTAACCCATATTCATCATTTTCAGCATAAGCATCACATTCACCAGTAACACATTCTCCGTGCCCTGCAGACCGATGCCATTGAATACCTTTTACCCATGATTTTTTACTTGCATATTCAGCGGTTGCTTCTCTATATGCTCTGGTAACCTCCGTCCTGATCAGCCTATCCATGTTTTTATATGCAGATTTATATATCCCACGCCCAGGAGGATGACTTTTATAAAACTCTTTCCAGTATCTTGTTCGCATATCTGCATTAGAAAGATAAAGGAAACCCCGAATATCCTTCATAATTTCCCCAACATATAATCCGTCAATATATCCTTTGGCAATCATACGTCTAATTTCTTTATATGATGTGTAATGTAGATCCCATATTCTGTTAGATAATGTAATCCCATCATATCCTTTAATCAATTTTCCCAAGGCCCGTCTCCAAACTTTATCAAATACTTCTGCTTTCATTCCTATTTTAGCACCTGATTTTAAAGCACCCTTAAACATGGAAATGCTTGCCTTAGTATCGATCATCGAAGCACGAACACTTTTCCCCATTAATGATTGTGCTGACCTGGTTAATTTATTACTTAAAACAACTAATTCTTTTTCGATATGTTTGAATAATACTCCCAGATTATTAGTGTCACTATTATCATAATTCAATAATATATTCTGAATTCTTTTAGTGGTACGTATATATTCAACACGATATTTTCTTAGCTCGATAGTTAAGGCTTTGTTTTTATCTGCCTGGCTTTTGATAATTGATTTATTTATATCATCTATATAGCTCATTTAATATGGTCCTGTCCAATCATTGTAATCCTCAACTGGGTCATACTCATATTTATTCCTCTTCCTCATCAGCCATTGCTTTTTTCTGCTTTTCAATTTCCAGATCTTCTTCATCTTTTTTAAATTCTTCCTCTTCAGGTTCTTCTTCGGCTTCTTTAGCCATAAGATCCATTTCCTGCTCATGGTCAAGATCAAGCCTCCCCTGTGCAGTAGTTTTTGACATTAAATCAGCATTCATTTGTAATATATATGCTTTAGTTTCCTTTTCAATATCCCTAGCAACAAGATCCGGAAATGTAATACTGCATTCTGTAGAGGTAGGCTCTGTGTTTTTTATTTCTTTAATTGACTTATCCGGTTGAACTTCTCTTTCTGTAAACGTTTCCATCTTAGGAATTTTCCCTTTCTTGATTCCGTCCAGAATAACACGTTCAAACATAACCTTATAAGCTTCAGCAAAAAAATCCTGCCAATCTTCAAACTCCATTACTGCCGGCCCCTCTGCAGTAACTGTGGATGCGTAATTTGAATTACTTGCATCACTGGAAACCATGAATTCAGGAAGACCAGATCCAGCAGCTATATTCAATAACAATGCCCTTCCATCATGCTGCACATCTGCAGCCTGGAGATTAGGGGATAACATTTCATATGAAATATTTCCATTGGTAGTATATACTGATACATTCTTCGGAGCCCTTGCCATTGCCGTTCCATCAGGATTCATTTTCTTGGATGTATCATATTTGTTTGCCACATTAGCAGCATTGGTCGGATTACCTTTTACATTTTTAACTAAAGCAATAGTACCACGTTTTTCACTCAATGTCATTCTATCCATTAACCATTTTTTATACATAGCTAGACTCTGCAATAATGGCTCATAATAAGAACGCCCCCGAAGAACATCACTGTCTACTAATATTTTAATATGCTGTACTTCTTCACCTTTGATATAATTATTTTTATAATAATATCCATAAACCTCTTCAATATCATCAGGATCGGTCACTATCCCATCACTAACTTTCTCTTTAGGATCGTCAAGCCTTTTTTCTGGATCAACCACAAGAGCAGGATTCATAAAGCGTACTTTCATTATATCTTTTTTTTCACCTTCAAAATATCTAAGGAAAGTTTCACCATCACGCATTGATCGTCTTACAATTTCCTTTACTCTCAATGCCATTTTATTTACTTTCCAGAACTCATTCCAATATTCTTTTACTGCTGGAGTAGTACTCATAGGATCTATTTTAAAACCATGCCCTGCAACATATTTCTCAAATAGCCTGATGATATTACGGCCATGCCCATTTTTGTAATATGTTTTGATTGCCTGTTCTCTGAGAGATTCCTGATCACTAGAATCAAGCCCCTTTTCACTATTGCTACCAATAAGTTTCCAGTCTGCCTCATCCGCTTCCGGGAGAACATAATTATTACTTTCCGTTACTGACTTCAGATCATTTATATTCTTAAGATCAGTTTGTGCTTGTTGAAGTCTTATTTTCCCTTCAATTATTCTTGTTTTAGCTCTTTCAAACATATTTACCTCTTACATATCTTCCATAAACTCTTCTACTGTATCGAATGTATCAGCAATGTATATCTCTACTCCCCAAAATAACCATTGAAATGCTATGCTCGGTCCTATCGAAATTCTTATTGTTGGAATTATATAAAACCCATACCCTTTCCTGTAATCTTTTATATCTAGCCATGATATGTGCACTTTGTTTCTTTTTATCATCTCAACCCCTATCTCTTTATTATCGGCTATATAAAAATATCGGTATCATCGTCTGCTTCTCCGTAATATTCTTCCTCATAAACTGGAGCTTCATATACACAATACACAAAACTATCGCCTTTGTCAGGAGACCTGCCTAGACGTTTTTTGTAAGTTTCTTTTGGCTCCATGATATATTGTCCACTCAACATTGGTTTATATTGCAATCCGGTAAGATCCATTATCAATTCCGGATCATTCGGAATTGAGATTACATTACCTTCTTCGAATTGGCGCTCAAATATTTGTCTTGCATTCCACCAAATTTCAGCTCTAAGATTCTTAAACTTTACTGTATCAAAAGCATTAGAGGCAGAATCAAGCCCAATAGTAGCATGCCCAAATTCTGCTAAATCATCAAAAGCACCAGAGCCCAAACCACAGGCATCAACATTAATAACCTCATCCAGTTCTGTCTCTGCCATTAAACGCCCAACTGAATAGGGAATTTTCTTTTTACCCCAGGAGACCTGTAGAGGAACTGTTTTCCCAACCATAGTTGTCAATATGCATTTATCATCACCCATCCTGGCAACATCAAAGCCGTGTTTAGTTATCCCTTCCCCTTCATCTACTTCTGCATCAACAGCAGATAGAACCCACTTTAACGGGATAACATTGCTGGTTCCTTCAGAAGAAAAATCACCTAGTACTTTTGTTTCCCACATTGCCGGTTCTTTAATAAACCATAAATCTTTCTTATCTAAAATTCCCTCAGATATTTCTATTTGTATATTTTTCTCATATTCTTTTGACCATTCTCTTCCTTTTTTGGGTTTCCCATAATTATATAAATCTTGATTTCTATATTGTTTAAATTCCGGATATTCATTAACTGCTACAAATGGAGAATCAAACGCTGATAATTTAATACAGTTCCATTTATCTCTCATGCTTTCCTGATGTTGCCTTAATGGACATTGCTGATCTGCTCCATCTGTAGTACTGATTTCCAATACCCTTGAAGTACCCCCAGTCATGGAACCTTCAACAGCATCATAAACCCATTGAGGTAATCCTTTGGCCTCGTCTAAAATCCAGAGAATATGAGGAGAGTGAAAACCCTCTATTGATTCTGCTTTATCTGTAGAGAATCCTACAACATAACTATCCCCAGAAGTTTTAATTTTCATTGTCATACATTCACCACGAAGGAAGTTACTATTTCTTGCATATATGTTTCTTATTTCTTTCCATAATAATAGTTCTACCTGTCTTGAAGTTGGTGCTGTAGTTACTATTATTGCATCTTTGTAAAGATTAAAAAATGCCACTGTAATTGCAGCAGCAACATAAGTTTTACTTACCCCATGACAGGCTCTGACAGATGTTCGTTTATTTTTC